TATGTACGACCTATCGTATTGGAAAAATGGAATCTCCATTAAAGTCGCGTTTTTATTGTATTCGGGTTCCATTATCTACCGAAGCAGAAATTCATTCAATTCTTAATTATATAGACGGGGACGATAAGAAAAATAAAGGAGAAGAGGAAAATAATAAAAAAAAGAAAATTAAAAAGAGGAAAAAGAAGGGGGTAAAAGAAGGTGGTGAAGATGGTGAAGGCGGAGAAGGCGGAGAAGATAGAGAAGAGAATAGGGTGATTCCGGAAGATAAAAGGGATACGGGATCAATACAAATCATGACACGAAATATTTTTTTAGCCTTTACAATGCCAAAATATACAGATGAAAAAATGTATTGGTTATCCTCCTTATCTTTTCCACCATTGTATGACTTTATCATGAATCGTGAATTGCCGAGTATTGAAAGTATCCGCACGATTATTTATAGAGCTTTCCAGTGTGGAATAACTATATCGGAACTTACAAAAGATATCATAGAAATATGTATGTATCGTGGAGATAAAGAAAATGATATACACCACATAACAGCTGAATTTTCTAAATATGAACATATGGCATCACAATCTAAAGGTACAAGAATATTATTGTATATGGAATATATGCTTCATTATATTATGATCATATTGCCGAGTAAAAAAGAAAAGTCCAAATTGAATAAGTGAGGACTATATATACAGATGGATTTTATTTCAAAAGGAGGTTATGCGGAAGTATTTTATGATAATGAGAATCGGGACATTTATAGGCGTCTTCCAAGAATAAATAATACTACGAAACAACTTGATATTTCAAGTTTTAATGATCTAATATTTACAAAATCTTTTGAATATACGAATTATACACCGATCATTTATAAAGAAAAAATATCCAAAAAACATATATCTTTTCATATGCCGTATTATGGCGAAACACTACACCACTGGGTGCGAAATAATAGTTTAGAAACACGGAATAAATACGCTGCCTATATATTATTACAGATAGTGACTGGTTGTATCTATCTTCATAAAAACGCCTTTTTTCATTCGGATATTAAACCTTCCAATATTATGATTGAAACTATTTATGAAGAATGTCCAGAAAAATTAGATACAAATGATACAACCGTTAACAACGAACATAAAGGTACTTATGTAGATCTCGCGGACGACGAGAACGATAATGATGAGGAAGACGACGAGGACGATCGTGAACATGAGAAAAAGATGAAGAATGTACAAAGACAAAGACAAATAAAAGATATTGTTGTAAGAATTATTGATTTCAATATTTCAAGCATAAAAGTATTATGGTCCGATGATATTAAAATGGGATGGTCTTACACGATTGGTACATGGAATTATTCGTCCCCTGAAATTATTTTATATGAAACACCTCATAATAATTCTATATCATGGAACATAGGTACAATCGCAGCTTTTATAATTGACGAATATCCGTTTATAGACCACATTAGTGAAGATATGGATCGTGTCCTTGTTAAACAAGATGTATGGATTAAAACGATGAATGATTTGTATTTGGAATTTCCTGATCATCCTCCTCTTTCACGAAAAGAGTTATATGGTACGAAATGGACGAAACTTATAGATTCGTGTACGGAATGGAATAATTTAGATAGGTGGTCTATAAGAGAAATACACGCTTACATTTACAGTGATCTTTTATGTGAGGAATATAAACTCTTTCCTACGATCGTATCGCCTTCTTGTATAAATACGATTTCGCCAATTGAATATAAAATAGAAATTGTAAAGATTAACTTGGAAAAACGAAAAGAGCTTATTAATATGTTGTACTATTTCTGTAAAAAAATGGAAAATATGAACATTTTTCCGACAGCAGTCGCTATATTTGATAGGTGTCTTTTACCTATGAATGAAAAATTTTTAGAAAACATAGATTATATTATAGCAGGATCCGTTATACTTAGTTGTTTTATAAATAATTATGAAATTTTGTTATCAGACCGAGATATGTCTTGTCTATTTTCAAGTTTTGATTGCTCGAATCATATGGATGTAATGCTATATATGTATTACATTGGGGAACTTCTAAATTGGAAATTATGGGAAAAACCGGCACACATTATCATCATTGAACAAGAAGAATATCTTAGATGTAATATTGAACTATTTGAATATATTCGCGATGCATTCATTTTACAACAAGGAAAATATACGCAAAATGATATAGCAATTCAAGTAATAGATCAAATAAAAGAGAATGAAACAAGAATAAATCAATTTGAACAATATATTGAATCTCTATGAAACATTCTAATCTATATGTCTGTTATATATCTACATTGTCAAACCATTTGTGTTTGTATACATAGGATATATTAGATCGTTTCAAAGGGTCTTTGTCAAGTAATTCTTCAATAAATTGTTTTCCAGTGTCAGACCATTCTTTCCAGATAGGATGTTCAAAGGTGAGAGGTGTTCCTATTACGAAAGATTTAATCCCTGCTATATCACGGTTTTCGTAGGTAGATGTTAGGAACGGATGCGATCCGCATGCCATATAATAAGCGACGATACCAAGTCCCCATACATCATATGCTGGTAAGAAAACTTTGTCAAACATCTCGGGTGAAAAGTAGGTAGGTGTTCCCATATAGCAATTTGATACACTATTAATAGGACGGGTACAACCAAAATCAATTATTTTTATATTGCCGATACGATCTATCATAATATTTTCAAGTTTTATATCACCATAAATAAGGCTCATCCTATTACAGTTATTTAGAACGCGCGCTATCTTGTATATGCTATTTTTCACTTCCTTTTCAGTAATAGGTCTCATTCGAGCATGAATATAGTCTTTTAAATTAAGACCATTAAACCATTCCATGACTATATAAATATCTTCTTCTTCATAAATTGTATCAATATGCTGAATAATATGGTCGCAACCCTGAAGCATATCTAATGTCATTGCCTCAATGCTCACGCCATTTTTATTCATAATACAAAATCGTCTTGGTATATGTTTAATAGCAACCGTTCTATTATTCCATATTCCACGATAAATAGAACTTTTTGTACAACAAAATACACGTTCGCTATTACTAAGTATTTTATTCATAATAGTATATATTCTATATTCTATATTCTATATTCTATATTCTATATACTATATACTATAAAATGGAAATATGGTTTTATATTCAATCTTTTTATAAAATTTGATTATTAATTATTATAATTATTAATAGTCAAATAACTAACAATGATCGTTCTATACTATGGTAGCAGATTTCCCTTTAAAAATCTGGCTTCTTGTGTTTGTAATTATCATTTTATAGACACGAATTGTACATATCCAATGAAATTTGAAAAATTAGACCATTTAAAGGAGATTATTGGAAATTTGGATCCGGATACAGATATATATAATATGTTGGCTACAAATATTCGTGTATCTGAGATGGACGCGGATACACGAATACAAAACCGTTTTGCCTACACTTCTGTGTTTATTGGATGGGAAGAGGCAAAAACATTAACAGATGTAACAGAAATGTTTAATCATAATGATAAAATAATAAAATGGTTATATAAAAAAGCGGGGGAAGACAAAATAACCACGGAAGCGGAAAAAATACTGACCTATTTACAGCAACAAATATGGTTATCTATTGAACCTGAATTGAAAACAAAACTCGTATCTACTGCTTCCTCCTTCCTAGAGAAATGGAGTATTCAAGCATCCATACAATATATGTCTCCTGATTACATATGGAAATCGGGTAATAATTCTGGTAAAACAACAATGGAAATATTAACAGAAAGATGGAAAATTCGTGTATCCACAGAATCACTTATGGTTTAAAGCAAAAAAACGACTAAAATACAATACAATAAAATGGATTCGATACTTATCGAATTTTATAAAATCAAGAATTGTGTATGGCAATTTATTGATAAATACCATATAGCAGATGATCGTAAAAATTATACCAAAGCGACGCATTTATTTCAAAAAATTTTACTTGAAACATCAACACAACTGGAAAATGTATATTATGAACATATTCTACGTCCTCAAATAAATGTTGTTCATACAGATATTCGTAATAAAACAGTTGATATGGCGTCGCTTATTATAATTATGTATATTACAAAAATATATCCTACCGAATCGTTTATGGCGTAATTTTTAGAATTTATTTTTAATCGTTGTTCTTTAAATAATTATTATTACGAAAAAGGTATAAGAAAATTATGTTATTGATTTATAATATGAGTTCAGACGATGAAAATAAAGAAAGAGATGAAAGGCATGAATATGAATACGAAAGTGATTATGAAGTAGAAGACGAAGACGAAGACGAAGACGAAGAGGAGCGTAATAGCGAGAATGATAATGAAGCGGAAGCAGAGAATGAAGAAGAAGAATTATTATTTATTGCCTTAAACAGAATTCGTGAACAGGAAGAGGAACAAGAAAATAATACACACGAGTATAATGATCCTGAAGAGGAATATGATCAAGAAAATACAAATGAAGAATTCGATCCCTATCAAACGGGAAGAAATAATACCATTCGTGTTAACTATACCGATTATAACAATATGTATGATTTATACAATATACATTCATCAAATGAACAATTATATAGAGATCGCGATATTTCTACAAACTCAAATATGTTATTGTGTCCTATTTGCGATGAAAGATATAACATAGAAAATATGACCAGTCATATTATATATAATCATTACGATTTATATATCTCTCTTAATATGATTGTCAATCCGTCTCTTACCATAAATGATATACATAATAATGTAAATAATATAAATAATATAACTCTCTCACGGTTTGCTGCAAATCTTATTATAAGAAATGAAACATTAACTACTGCTCAGCGTCTAATGTTTAGTAATGACGATGAATATACGCCGTCCTATGAAGATTTACTTAGTCTTTGTGAACAAATTGGATATCATAAATCTGGTATAAAAAATATGGATATGGATGTTCCTCATTTAGAAGAAGAAGATCGTAAAATTCTTGTAAAAGATGACGATACTTGTCGTATATGCCTTGAATGTTTAAACATTTCCGAAAAATTAAGAAAAACGAAAAAATGTAATCATATATTCTGTTCGCCTTGTATTGAAAAATGGCTTGAAGAAAATAAATCATGTCCACTTTGCAATACAGAACTTTCATCTGTAGATGAAGAAATTAGTAATGCTGTAATTACGAATACGAATACGAATACCTCAAATAGTTTAGATAGTCTGGATTAAATTAAAACAATTTAAATATTATCAATATCTAATTCTTCTTCTTTTTGTTCTTTTTTCTCATCACCAGAATCATCGCTGTTGTCATCTTCTTCATCGTCCTCGTCCTCGTCCTCGTCCTCGTGTTGGTATTCACTATTGGCACGCTTATCTGTTTCTTGGTCATTTTTATCACAGAAAATGATAATGTTGTCATCTGCTCCATCATTGCTATCAAAGTCGCTTTCGGTTAGGTTTTTGTATATCTTTTCTGGAATTTCATAATTTTTTGTAATATCAGCGACCTCTTCTCTCGTATATTTATACATGATATCATAATTATCATCAAAATCACGACCAGAAACCATAACAAGATCATTTTTGTCGATAATAGTTTTTCCTCGCGATTTGCGCATCTTTCCTCGAATTCGTGCCATCTTTAACGAACCATCTTCGCATAATATGCGAACACGGCCATTCCCAAGCATATCCTTCACAATGGCAAAATGAGTTCCAATCTCTGGATCGGGAAGTTCAAGATCCCTGTTCTTCTGAAGACGATTATATCGTTTCTTCTTGTTTTGAATACGGCTCTGATACATTTTTATATTTTACGATTTACCATTTACATTACATACTGTAATGATGTTAGCTTTATACCGAAATTATTTTATAGTTGTCTTAATTTTATATAATATAGTATATAGTATATAGTATATAGTATATAGATAAGATGGCTAAAAATAAAACAAAAACATTTTTATATAATCCAAATGATCCTAAAAAATCGTTTGATGTATATATTGATAAAAATCCAGAAGATACAATTCATATTAAATATAAAACACTTGATGATGTAAAAAATACAATTAAGAATCTTGAAACTCTTTATAAAAATAAAAAATATACTCATAAACGAATTTGGCAAGTTGGAATGATAATGAAAGTAAGACTGGAAGTATTAAAGGGTAAAAAACCACAAGAATATAAATTATCGGAAAGATATTTTAAATTTTTAGGAGATAGAACACAATTAAACAACGACGATAGATATAAATTTAATTTTAAAATATAAAATTATACATAAACCTTCTTTTTATCTACACCGACGCGTATATATTTTCCCCCACGCTTCCCTGTACATATTTCAATATATTATATAGCAACTGCTCTCACTGTTCTGATATGAATTTCCCGTTGTTGTTCCAATTCATCAGAGCATCGTTTTTTATAATTATCAGCTGGAGTATTTCTATTAAGATCAAGTTTTGATAATTCCTCATATTCGTATGCCATATTAACATGTTCTAAATTTAAATAGAACATCAGACGCCGATCAGCTTCTTCTATATCATATATAATTACCAATACGGGATTATTTAATTCAAAATAATTTTGTGTATCATAAATCATACTAGCATTTACAGGTAAGCTATTTGGCATACGAATGCTATTTAATACATGCCGAATAAGTTTATCATAAATCATATCTATTATGTTTTGAACTCTTTCTGATATTGCTCCTCCTCTAATTCCACTTTCTATTTTTGTATTTGCTATATTTTTAAAATATCCAATAATAGGTAATATTTCAGGTTCATCCTTATATTTATTAATATATAAATGATTTGTTTCTTTCCCTTGCTTGCTCAAGCATTTCGTATCCTTATTTAATGATTCATGTAAATCAATAATACATTTAATAGGATGCTCAATAATAAAATTACTAAGTTTTTTTGGATCTTCTGTATATGTTGTAGTGTGAGTATCTAACATATGTCTATTATTGAATTCAGTTAATCCAATTGTAAGATGATCACCTATTGAATTTTGTTTATACACATTTGACCATTTTCCAGATGGCGAAGTATTTACAAACCATTCTTTATTATCTATTTTTGTAATTTGGACATCTTCTACGATATATGGATCTGTTATAGTTTTATTATTTCGTGAATTTGTAAAATATACTATAAGTATATTTGTTGTAGGTAGCGTATCTATATATTTTTTTATATTTAAACTATATTGCTCAATAGACATTTATTTATCTCTTAAATATTTTGACTTAAATCATAATAATAGAATTTTTATACATAAACTTTCTTTTTATCATCAAATATTATACTCTATCTGTAATATAGAATTAGAATTCATAATTAGAATGTTATCCCCTTATGTATTTGTATCTATTTACATTGCCGTTGATATTCTCTATATCACACTGTCCCGCCCTGCTTATAATCGTGCTGTAAAAGCGATTAGTGGAAGTTCTATCCCTTCTGGAAAAAAAGGTGCCTTGCTTGCTGTCCTGCTGGCATATGTATCCATGATCCTTGGGTGGTTGTTCCTTGTGGTACCTACCATCAAATACATGATTTCTACAGGTGTTGCTAAATGGCAAGCCGGTCTTGTTGCCGGGTTTGTATATGCTCTCGTTGTTTATGGCGTCTTTAATGGAACATTGTATGCTATGTTCAATAATTGGGATGTAAAAATATTCACACGAGATATGGTTTGGGGTCTAAGTTGGACTACTTTAATTACAGTATTATTCGCAATTTCTCGTTAAATTTATATAGTTTTTGCGACTATTTACAAAAAATTGATTATAACAATAGAAACAGGATTACCTTAGTATATAAAGCAATTCGTATATCAGCATACAACAAGAAACAAGCAACAGGCAAAATGAATGTCAATCGTGAAGAAACTATTAAGAACTCGGTTCACCATATGGTGATGGCGTGTCTTTCTGGAGATACGGAATATCTTGAGGATGAGATCAATGCGTTGATGACGAAGTTCAATCCAATGGATACAACTGCTACGGCAGAGGAGACGGAGATGCTTAAAAGCGTTTCACTTGAAGCATCGTTGAACAATCGCGTGAATTGTCTGGATGTTCTCTATCGCATGAGCATCCCGATGGATGAGCTATGCCCTATCATCGCGGCGTGCCACGGCAAGAAGGATGTCGTCGTCTTCTGTGAGAAGATTTCTCTTGGAGACTGTTCTACCGCATGGAATAGGTACTTTGATTGGATGATGTGTCATTCTTCTCAATCAAAGGAGGATGACGAATGTGAGAATCTCGTGTTCGCATCTGACTGGATCACGAGCTATAAGTGCTATACAGCTAGCAACCAAGAACAGATGGGTGATGAGATTATGTGTTCCGCGAACTAAAATAAAAATAAAAAGAAAAAGAAAACAAAAAGAAAACAAAAATTATAAACTCATATAATTTTTGAGTTTTTACATATAACATTAAAAAACATAAAAATTGAACAATAACAACAGCAGAATAGTAATAAGCAATACACCTAAATAACGAACAAAATGATGTTATCATATAATGATCCTCTTACGAATATTAAGATGAGCCTTACTGGCGATCTGCAAGGATTTAAACAATACGAAAAGAACTGCTCTCATAAAGTAATAGAAATCACCTTTATGTCCGCGATTCATAATGGCAATCTTGATTGTATTAAATATATAATTGATAATCATCTTATCAACATTACAAATAAACCTTATTGCGATCTCGCTGTTAAAAAAGGAAATTACGAATGTCTAAGGTATTTACACGAAAATGGTTGTAAGTTCAATAAATATACAGGTCTTATAGCAATGATTCGTGAAGATAATAAATGTTTAAAGTATATTCTTCAAAACGGAGGTGATATTACTATGCCACCAGAATAGAATAATAACAAAAATAAAAAATTATAAATATAAAATTATAAAAAATATAAAAATTATAAAAAATAAAATAAATATTCAAAAAGTTGTATGATTAATATAGTTTTAAAGTTGTTATCAAAATTACAATTTTATTTTTTTATTTTTTTAATTTAAGTCGCAATACGAGCTGCTACACCCATGGTGAGCAATTCTTGAAGAAGCAACTTCATAGAATAGGGAATACGAATTTCCGTAATATCTGCGGAATTCTTACAGCTTGGACAATTATATAAATTTTTTGTTCTATTTACATTTGCCAGCAGACCACATTGCTTGCATACGAAGCATGAATAGTTGTCGCTGCAATCCAGAAGACGCTCTTTGAGGAAGCACGAGGACCCGTGCGAAACCATAGCATCTCTCTCCATCTCGCCAAAACGCAGGCCGCCGTTTCGCGCTCTGCCTTCTGCTGGCTGACGCGTGAGTAATACCACGGGGCCATTGGATCCTCTTGAGAACATCTTATCTGTCACCATGTGCTTGAGCCTCTGGTAGAAAGTAGGACCAATGAAGATTTCTGTCTTGATCTGGTTTCCTGTGCGCCCATGATACATGATCTCGTTTCCATACCTTTCCATACCGAATTTTTCCAGCGTGGAAGCAATGTCTTCCACCGTACAATCCGTGAATGGTGTAGCGTCTCCAAATGTCCCGAGCAAGGAGCAAGATTTACCCATAATACATTCCATTAACTGGGCAATCGTCATACGACTTGGAATAGCATGAGGATTTAGAATAACATCTGGTACGATGCCATCTTTTGTGAATGGCATATCCTCTTGAGGATAAATCATACCAATTGTTCCTTTTTGTGCATGCCTGGATGCCAATTTGTCTCCAGTCATAGGCTTTCTGTATTTACGCAATCTCACCTTACAGAACTTGTATCCTTCTCCATTGGATCCAGTATAATTCATATCCACATAGCCCTCATCATTTGCTTTCACACCCATACTGGTATCGCGTGGATAGATTACGCCATGAACTTTATGAGGCATAATCTTTCCTACCAAGATGTCATTGATGTCAATGGCTGTATTTTTTGGTACAAATCCATCTTCCCCAAGCTTCTCGTAATTACACGGCTTCATATGCGAGGTGGTCATTGGATCGGGGGAAGTAAATATTTCTTCCTCGCCCGTACTATGGTTCTTATTGCACTGATCACGATACGACTTGTAATAGGTGCTTGTAAAGAGTCCTCGGTCAAGAGCTGACTGATTCACCATTACACTGTCCTCCATATTGAAACCGGTGTAAGTCATAATAGCAACAACAGCATTTACACCCGCGGGAATCGTATCACTGTTTGTATATTTGCTAAGACGCGTATGAACCAACGGACGCTGTGGATAATTGAGTACATGGGCCATGGTGTCAATACGGTGATTGAAATTGCTCATATATACACCCACCGCCTGTTTTCCCATAGCACTGTTGCTGACAGTAATACAATCACCTCCAATAAAGCTGTGATTATCACTTTCCACGGTGATATCCGAAATCATACGATTGCTTGAGCTTTTACAGGATAGCACTGGTACAAAGATTACATTTCCAACACCCTTTACAATGTCCATCCATCGTTCCAACGATATTACCTTATCATTGATTTTCATAAGTGTGATATATTTTTTGTAATTTACATATTCATCACGAATGGCGTAAGCTAACAATCGCACCGTATTGTATCGGCATCCAAACATGTGGAGAAGACTGTATTCCATATTTTCATTATGTAAGGATTCGGCAAATGCTATTACCGAGGGGATTGCTTCCATTACCCATTCGTCAAATGTATATACATCCGGATCTTGATCACGAGCACCGATATATCCCGCGAATAGTTCTTTTCGGGAGATGACGCTTGTATTACTAATCCATTCGTTGATCGTGTTTCCCATACAGACAAGTAAAGCATTCAATGCCGTATCATTGCCACCGTATTGAATGAATCCTAAGTATCGTGCATCATCATGATAAGAATCACTATCCATTGTATGTTGGAACTTCCCTTTTTGAATATACCACCCTAACATACGGCATAGAATAGGCATTTTTGGATTGTTTGTAGATAAAGGGAATAATCCCATCTCGGTTAGACGCTGTTGTGTTCCATTGTCCAGAGAATTCATTGGAATTACTACATCACGGGTGATAAGGTCATTCGTAATATGTGCTCCCCAAGAAGTTATATCGGGAATTCCTGCCTGTACGCCAACATACGCCGTATCTGCATTGACCATGAATTCACCCATTTCAAGCCATCCCCGGTTCGTCATGATCTTATGATCACGCGTAGCAAAGAGAGACCTCCCTGAACAGGTTACAAGAAGTCCCATTGTCTTCAAATTTGGACGACAGTACTGATGAACAACGCGTGTAATACTCGGCGCCATTGTTTGTGGATGGAAACAAACAACATGATCCCCGGGTGCCACATCTTTGATACGCTTCCAACCACCTTCTGCCATTAGAACCGGCGACTCTTCCCACAGACACTGATAACAATTACGAGGAGATTGGTTATGATCGGAGAAGGGGATATTGACCGCCAATACACCGTTCATAAGGCTGGGATGAATCTCGCAATGTGTATAGCACGGCGGCAATGTTGTGACTTCAATCCCGCGTTCCAGATCACGAGGCGTCATTGCTATCATTGCTTTATCTATCTCATCGGTATCCATAAACTCAATGAACCCTTCTATATCCTTACCAGCGTGAAGAGGAGCAACATACTCAATAAAGGATTTGAAACCATATTTTGTCTTCCATTCGTTTCCGCGTTCCGGGGGCAGACGCAATACACGCTTCGTATCCATTGAGATTGGTTCAGGAACAACCGCAGGAGTAGTCTCAACTGCCGTCGCTTTTTTACCGCGACCTTTCTTGACGGGAGCAGGGATAGGAGCTACTGGAGCCACGACCGACGGGTTAGATGCTTCTACTTCATCCACGATGTACAAGGGGCGACACAGTCTTCCTGCCTCGGTACTGATGACGATACAGCCGAGACGAATATCCCATACAATACCCGTAGTAGGAGCAATCACACCCTGACGCTTAAGAGACTTGATCTTGGCATAGAATACGTGCGGTTCAGGATGATATCCTACCAAATCCCCATTGACAGAAACATGAACCACGCTGTCCGATCCCATGTTCTTAATAAACTGACGAGCAGCACAATGATCAATTGCGTCAGTCATGATTTGGACACCGAGATCCATGATACATGCCCGGATATAGGTACTGCTCATACTGATGGTAATCTGGGTACTCATAGCCATATTCTTTACCAGACCTACCGCCGAACCTTCCGGGGTGTTGTGCACCGTTGACATATCGCCAAGAAGAAATCTCCCATTGCCCTCGAGTTGCCAACCTACAAATTCTTGAATGTCTTTTTGAACCAATTCAAAACGGCTTTGTAAATAACCAGGGCATTTTTTCTCAGAAACTGGGTTGTCAAATTTATTTAATTTTTTCCTTGGAAGAACGGTAGGAATTTCATACAAATATTGTCCGGTAATTGTTAATTCTTTATAGGGTCTTTTTCTTTTTTCATCATTCACCGTGTAAGTACATATGCCGTCATTCAAATGGCATGAGAACCCCAAACTTCTGGCCAGAAACTCTGTATCATAAATGATTTGATAATTTGCTTCTCCTTGGCATATACGGATTTCGTGTCCGTTTGCTCTTACATTTCCATCCGTATCAATGATTCCAGCGAGTAAAGCCAATCTTGTTTTACGATCATTTACCAAATAATCCAATGGAATATGTTTATTTTTAACCAAATTATATTTGGCCAATAATTTTTTTAAGGGTGCCGATTCCGTCTTATTACAAGCAATACCTGTTTGTGTATTGTTGATGGTAGAACTGATATAATATCCATACCTATGACTATGCTTTATAGTAGCATCATTATTCTTACCCCACTCCACCCACTGCTCTAATAATTCCTTGTCCGCTGTAACAAATCCATATCCACAGGATAATCCATCACCCAACCACATACCTAACATATATGGATCCAGAGCAACATCTTTGTGTTCCCAGTTAATTCCAGAAGATTTGAATGTATATAGGTTGTCTTGAACATATTTAGATAGAGATAGATATTTCTCAATCGTAATGTCAATTACATTGTCATTGTCAATTTCCGATTCAAATATACGCAAATCATTCTCATTATCGAAATATTTATATTTATATTTTAATTCTTTTTTATCAAACCATTTGAATTCTTTTTTTTCTCTATGATTTCTAATTTCCTTATAGCGTTTAACTTTCAAGGTTAAGATATGATTATCTGTGACCGTATAGCTCATGAAGTTCTTTTTGGTAGGAATGATTTCGTACATCATTTTATTTCCCGAACAAGTGCTTTTAACCCGAACAGCATTACCTTTGTCATCAATAAGGTAATCACCTACAATAATATCTTTCGCTTTTTTAATCGTACCATTCCACAGTAAGATAGGAGTATCTGGATCAAAACACTCCGCCGGGCAAATCATACCAAATTGACTGTTCTCCAGCTTACGAGGTTGTACCAGCTTGCCACTCTTCTCCATCGGCGTATTGATACGCCTCAGGTGAGAAAGGGTTGATAGGTACGACATACGG